ATCAGATTCCTTCCTGCACCCGATGGAGAAGACCTTCCATGGGCACAAGTTTGGAGTCATGCCTTCCAAGGTCCTGGCGGATGGTATATCGAGAACTCCTTGACAACTTTAGGTAAGAAAGATCCTGTTTCTGATCTCAATAGAGAACTCTGGAACGCAGGAGCAGAGGGATCTCCACAGAGAGATCAAGCACGCAAACAAAAGCGTAAGTTAAACTATTACAGCAACATCTACGTTGTTAAGGATAGTGCAAATCCTTCTAATGAAGGTAAGGTATTCTTATACAGGTACGGTAAGAAAATCTTTGACAAGATCATGGAATCAATGCAACCCGCATTTGAAGATGAAACACCAGTAAATCCATTTGATTTCTGGAAGGGTGCTGACTTCAAACTTAAGATCACAAGAGTTGCAGGATTCTGGAACTATGATAAGTCTGAGTTTGCTGAACCATCTACACTAGAAGGTTTGGACGATAAAGCACTAGAGTCAATCTGGAAGCAAGAACACAGTCTATCAGCATTTACTGCTGACGACCAGTTCAAATCTTACGAAGACTTGAAAGCACGTTTAGAGAGCACCTTAAAGGGTAACTACACTAAACCAGTTGATGAAGAAGTCTACAATGAGGAAGCAGAGGCACCAACTGCTGCTGCAGCACCTCCTATCGTAAGCACTGGTGAAGATGATACGTTATCGTACTTCGCTCAATTAGCACAAGACGACTAAAAAAATAAGACCCCTTCGGGGGTCTTTTTTATTACATGGATATGTCTGTTTTGCTTCTTCCTATTGTGGTTTCTCTTCGTCCTATAAGTTCATAATACGATTCAACAAAATCTTCAATAAATTCTGGACGGATTACTTTTATTTTTTCTTTTTTACTATTCAATTCATCTTCGTATTGATAGTTTGACACGGACACTGTGGGATTAGCAGTAACAGTTGTAGTTCCATTATAAAATGCTATTTGAAAATCTTGAGGAACTATTTTTCCCGCAGGACATACAACATTACCGTTATCATCCTTAACTTCATACGTTACGTAATGTTTAGTACCCATGGGTTGATCGTATTTTTGCTCCACATATTCTTGTAATTGTTTTGTAGATCTAGGCCATTGGTCGTAGAAATCAACTATATCATTGATTATAAGTATAGTCCAATTATAAAATGGATTGTTGTATATAGTTGTAGATATGTCTTCTGGTCTTTCTCCATTTTTTACAACATATTCATCAAATATAGTTAAATTACTTTTTTTGTTTTGTAGGACTTCGGCACGTTGCCATATATTTTTGGCTAACAAAAATTTAGGGTCGCTTGATGATGACCCTATATTGTAGAACACGTTTGGTAAACCGTTTAACATTAGTATGTAAGTCTAGGAAAGTTTGCTAATTCTTCTGCTTTATGCCAACCAGCTTTAGGGACTAAAAGTTTGCCTTCACCATTTGTTTGATTGCCAGCTATTCCAAGCACTTTATCACCCGATTCTTTGTTATAATGACCCGCACTTTGTGCTGCAAGTTCCATATCCATTCGGGTAAGAGCAGTAAGTTCTTTAAATTTTACAGTCACTTGCATTAGAGGTATACTACCGTCAAATACTGTACTGAAACTACCCATTGGTGTTGTATTGACTTGTAATCCTGTTAAAGCACACAGTTTAGTTTTTGGTAAACTTGGGTGTTGAATTGTAGTACCAACTTCAATCTTATCACTACCCTCTTTTTGTACTCCCTCAACAAATTTTGGAGTAATTACCCATACATCAGGAAATTGTAGTAAAACTGCAGAACCTTTTCCACTTCTAGTGGTTGGGTGCATGCCACGTTTAAACCATTCTACAATTGATTCAATGTTAATGGATTCATCTGCATCTCTTGCAGCAAATTCAAATGTAAACTCAAATTCTCTCATATCCATTCGTTGAAACATTTGAATGGCATTCTCATTAGGTGCTAGTCCTGCTAGTGCAACAACATTTTTCAAATTACCAAGACCAATTGGACTGTTAACTTTAAATGCATCAAATCCATTATAAAAACCTTTTTTGGCATTTTGGAACAAATCAGAACCAAAATTATTTTTACCTATCTGTTCTTGATTACCAAATTTGTTGCCTTTCGTTTTTGACATTGATTCTGCAATAATGCCAGGCATTACAGTAGCAATAGATGATAGTGCACTTATTCCAATTGCTTTAGTAGCGTTTTCTGCAAGTAAAGCTAAAGTACCTAACTTAAATTGATTATTCCAATCAGCGGTGTATTGATATTGATATTCATTTGGCATTGGTAGCATGCATGAAGATGCACTTAAACCTTTTAATCTTAAACTTTTTCTAAATTCTTTATCTGCTGCTAATGATTCTACCGTTCTAAGACTTGATTCGCCAGGAACTCGCGTAGCTATGTGAGCAGTATTTGCTTTTAAAACTCCATTAGTTGCCTCAAACATTTTATCATTATTTTGAGAAAAATTACCATATGCTTGAAATGGGTTTGCAACTATATCTTTTGATAGATCTGCTTCTTCCTTTGCTGCTACCTTTATAGCATCATTAACCCCAGAAATTACCGTTCCTAGAAGTCCATTCTCAGTATTCTTTAATAAACCTAAAGCATCGTTTTGTTTCCTTGCAACTTCGCCTAGAGCAGCTTGATACTCATATCTTTCAATGTGAAGATAAGATGCAAATGGTATACTGGCAATGCCTTCTGGGTATTGTAAACTTTTGACTTCTGCAGACATTATCTATTGCGATGAAATTTTTCTAAGGGTAAAAGACTTAATAGTTGTACCTCACTTTCACTAATTTCAAAAAAGATACTATCAGCTCTCTTAGGTATATAGTAACGTAAAGTGGATCTAGGAAACTTTTTATTATTTATAGCACGTAATCTGGCATTTGATGCACCCATATAGTGCATATTTGCACCAAGTAGATTATTTTTCTTAAATTCTATTGCATATATTAATGGATATTCGTCCCACTCTATAAGTTGATCTCTAAATTTTGGATCATATTCAAATATATACCACTTATCTGTTGATGGTGTATCTGTTGCATCGTCTAGTAATATATTAAATATTTCTTCTCTCAGTTTAGAGGAGGTTATCTGACTTCCTTTTAATTCAGCTATAAGACTATCAAACCTTGAGCTCTCTCTCGGTAAGGAGTTTGAATTCCCAGAGTCTGTCGTTGCAATAGTCATTTGCTGCTTTCCATTTTGCTTGGTTTGTTGCGTAAGTAAAGACTTCGTTTAAGTATTTTTTTGTCTTACGCTTCTGAGGTTTAGGACCTTCGACCTGTCTTTTGGGTTTAACCTCTATGAGATATGATTTTATAGTTCCGTCTGCTTCTTTAACCTTTACCCAGAAATCTGGAAAATACCTACGCCACTTCTTTTGTACTGGATCATAGTATGGAATAGCGATCTCTTCCGACCACCATTGTAGAACTCTAGGAGTTTTATCACACCAATCCATGAACTTTCGTTCCCATAAGGAACGGTATACTACGCCTGTAGGATCACCTTTATACTTCTTATAGTTCCTTACTCTGTATTTTCCTTTATAACTAGGCATAAATAAAGATATGGTCATATCATAACTAATATTTATGGCAACAACTACAACACCTACTGGTATATCGTCTTTTATACAGACACTTAAGAAAACAGGTGGTATTTCTGCATCTAACTTATATTCTTTTGATTTTGCTCCACTTGTTGATGGTGGTCTCAACAAATTCATAAAAGATAACACTGGATCAGATTTGAATTCTACTATGTTACAATTAGTGTGTAATGAAATTCAACTTCCTGGTGTTACGTATTCAGCAACTGACGTAAAATCAGTCAATAAAGGAATTACACAGAAAATAGCTGGATCTAAAGTATATAATGAATTAGATGTTAGTTTTTATATGGATGCAAATTCTACAGCTTTACAAATATTTCGGGCGTGGCAAGATTTTATAACTGGGAGTAGACCAGTTAAGGGAACCAGTACACTTTATGGTGAGAAAATTTTTCAAGAAACAAAATTCCCAGTATTCGTTCAACAATATTATCATAATTACGCTTGTGAACTTACTATAAACAAATTAGAAAAGTATACTTCTGGAAATATTCCAACTCCAGCTGTGCCAAAAGAGGGTCAAAAACCTCAAGATGTTGTGGCAAAACCTCCCAAACTTGCAAACTCTTGGAGAGCACGACTATATAAAGCATACCCATATACTGTGTCATCTGTACCTTACTCAGCTGCAGCAGCACAACTTGTGAAAGTCAGTGTTGGATTCTACTACGAGTATAGTCATTTAAGATTACCAGAGACACTTAAAAATCCTATCTAAATTATAACTTATTATGCCATTACCTGAAATTGTTACGCCAACGTATACGTTGACGGTGCCTTCTACAAAAAAAAGAGTAAAATACCGTCCTTTCTTAGTTAAGGAACAAAAAGTTCTAATCATCGCATTAGAAAACAGTGACCAAGAACAGATACTTAATGCTATCACGACTGTATTAAAAAATTGTGTCATAACAAAGATGTCTTTTGATGATCTTGCTCTATTTGATATAGAATATCTATTTTTACAGATACGTGCTAGATCAATTAGTGAGGAGATCCAATTAAAAGTTACATGTCCTGATGATGAGGAAACTGAGGTCAATGTGTCATTTATGGTTGATGATGTCAAGGTAAATTTTCCTAAAGGACACACTAATATTATTAAATTAAGTGATGATATTACTGTTGAGATGAGATATCCAGACCTTGATTACTTTGCAACTGTCAATTTTGCATTGAAAAAAGTTGATCCTTATGATCTTATTGCCAAGTCTATTAAAAGAGTGTATGTTGGAGAAGATGATTCTGGAAAATTTACTTATGAAGAAGCAAGAGAGTGGGTAGAGACTCTTACTAACGCTCAGTTTCAAGAAATACAGAAATTTTTCAACACCATGCCTAGTTTAAAACATGAGTTGAAGGTAAAAAACCCCAAAACGAAGGTAGAAAATAAAATTGTGTTAGAAGGATTAGCAGCTTTTTTCGGATAGCCCTCTTTGACGAGGGCTTGATGAGATTCTATCAAACCAATTTTTCTCTCGTCCAACACCATAAATATAGCTTGACAGACATTGAGAACATGATTCCTTGGGAAAGGGAAGTATATGTGAGTTTACTATCTACTCATTTACAAAAAGAAAGAGATAGGATAGAAGAAGAACGTCGCAAACGCTAATGGATTTTGAAGACACAAAACATTTTACCAAAGTCACAGACTCTTTTGACTCTGCGGTGAGATCTTTTGTCGATTTGGATTTAGAGTATTTTGAATATTTAAGAAATAGAGATAGATTTTACGTAGGAATAGAGGATACAACATATAATCAAACAATTTATAATAGGAAGAAAAAACTAAAACCAAAAGAACAACCTACTGGTGGAATTAATTTTCCAGTCTTTAATATACCGAAACCCCCAAAAGTTCCTGTAACTCTCCCTATTCCTGAATTCGATCCTGTTCAGATTCAGAACTTGATTAAGATTTTGTTGGGTTTTGGTCTTACTTGGGAAGCAATTAAAGCAATCTTAGGAGGTTTGATAGGAGTAGAATCTCTTGCAGGAGCTCCTCTTGGAGGTGTCAATCCACCAGTTCTTGCCACACAAACTGACTCTTCAAATGTAACTAGTGCAGAAGATGTATCTCTTGCAGACCAACTTGCTGCTTCGACGATTGAGTTTTCATCAGATATTGTAGAATCAGTAGAACCAGTAGTTGAAAATGTAATAACTGAAGAAGAAATTAGAAATTTGTCGTTCGCACAACTTGTTAAATTAGCTCAAGCAAATTTGTCTGATCCAATATTGCTGTCATTGCTTACTGCTACTATTTTGGGTACTCAAGTAGATAGTCCTATACCAGGTCCTGCTGATGCAATTTCTGCTTTTGTTGGAACTCCTTTAATAATAGCAAGAATAATTAGTTTATTAAACAAAGGAAGATTAGTTGTTCCTGCCTTTCAGCAAGGTGGTTACGTTCAAAACACTCAAACGGTATTGGTAGGTGAAGGTGGAGAGACAGAATTTATCATTCCTGCATCTAAGTTTGGTAGAGCGATAGAAGCAGTATATAGAGAAGGTGCATCTGTAATGATTGCAGCTTCGGTTGGATTCCTTAATTTACTACCAAGTTCCTCGACAAAAACAAGTGTTCTCAACGAAGCAAACAGATTAAAGCAAATATTTGGTCTTACTAGTGTAAAACTTTCAAATGGTGGATTTAGTTTAGGTCAACCTCTGAAACCATTTTCATCTAGTGAAACAGGTAGTAATAATTTGTTGACTAGTTTTGATAGTATAATTTCTAGTGAGTTAAGTAGTGTAACCACAAATACCGAGGAAAGTTTGGAAAATCCTGTTGAGAGGGCATTTACAAATTCTATCGGTACAGCAAAGCAAATTTTTATAAAAGGTGCTAAACTTTTGGGTATAAAGGATCTGGAGAAGACCATAGTGAACAACATACCCATGAAAGGACTTGCTGCGGGATTGATAATTGCGGGTCAGAGAGTTTTGACTGGTGATATTTCTGGTGCAGGGTTGGAACTGTTATCTGGTATATCAAGCATGTTTAAAGGTGGAGGTGGTGATTTGACTACTGCACTCGACACAACTGTTGCTGCTAAAAATTTAGATCTTATGAATGGTAGTGCAGTATTTGCATCTGACACTGTAACACCAAATACGATGTTGGATATTAATGGAAATCCAATTATCTTAAACCCATCTACCATGTCAGCATGGGAAAAGGCAGTGGCAGCTGCAGCAGCAGATGGTGTTGACCTACCAAGGGCAGTTACATCATCATATAGAACACCAGAAAAACAACAAGAATTAATAAACAGAAACAGAGCAGGAGATTCTAACGTATATACTCCTGCTGCAGTTCATATGTCTCCACACGTACAAGGTTGGGCGGTAGATATTAATTACTATGATCCTGCTAATGAATGGATGAGGAGAAACGGACATAAATTTGGATTCAAATGGGCGGGAGATCGAGATCCAGTTCACTTTGATTTTTGGAATAATGAACCAAATGATAAGTGGTTGAAACCTGGCAATCGTGATTGGATACCTGGCGATAACACTCAAGCTATTAAGAAAACCACTAGTGTATTGGCAGACAGTAGTATTAGTCCCGTATTTTCTGGTGATAAGAACATGGTAAACAATACGCCTCTTATTCAAAGTAATAAATCTTCTACAGGAGTTGGAAATGAAGGTATAGTTATTGTCCCCATTCCTATAGTAAAGACGGTTACTATTCCTTTTGAGGTCGAAAAGGATCGTGAAATTTCAAATCATATTGTAATTGAACCCTTTTCAAAAGGTTCTAGAGAGGTAGTTGGGTAATGGAAGAGAGTTTAGATCACGGTTATCTGTATGAGTCTTTAGGAGGTCTATCTGACTTTTTAGAGAATAGAACTGCTATGATGCAAGCGATGTACTCCGAAGATGTACGTCGAGATTTTTTATTACGTGAGAAACTACAATCATTAGATGAAGTTGGAGGTCCCACAGTCCAACCTGTAAAATCTCCTTATTTTGATTTGAGTCCTCTGAATGATATGTTCCCAAATAAAAGGCAACCAGAGGTCATAAAGAATTATAAGTATGAAACTCCAGAACCAGAGACTCCAACAAAGTCAAACAATGAAAAACCTAATTATGATGTGCCAAAGTTTGCTGCAGGGGGACTTATACCTGGTGCAGGAATGGTTCAAGATCGACCTGAGAGTATGGGACTTGATAAGGTTGGATTAGACGACGGTATAGAGAAAAATATAGCACAAAGTATTGAGTCGGACTTTAAGATAGATGACACGCTGAAGAAAGCATTTGGTCAGTCCCTTGGATTGCCAGTAAAAGCAGCTGCTGTTGCATTGGTTGACTTGATGAGTAAGTTGCAACCCTCCAGTAAAGAATCATCAGAGGTAATACGAGACAATATAGAATCAATTACATCAGCATTTAAACTTGCAACCACTACAAATAGATTAGAAGCAAGTAATGATGAAACGAGCAGTTATACTTCATCAAACTTTTTGGAATCATTAGTTTCTACAATCACAAGTGCATTTAATTTCTCAGGTGGTGATACTTTAGAATCGGATATTACAAATACTAACAATATTGGACTTGTAGGAGATGGTGGTTCTAGAGGGTATCAACAACCCGCTCCTTACACAGGAACAGCTGATGGTATAGGTCTTGGGGGAGATGTTAGAGGAAGTGCGTTTAATAATACTAATAATAACTCATCATATTTTGTAAATTCTAATGCTAATTCTACACTCATGGGTAGTAACACTACCAATAACATGAGTTTGGATGGGAATCAGTTTAATAATTTCTTAAATTTGGGAAGTGAAATATTTAATGGAGGTGATTTGGGATTTGAATTTGACTCAAATATGTTGAGTGAAATTTACAGTGGTATTAACTCATATCAAAATACTATTAATCTCTCTGAATTAACTAATTCTGTTATAGAAGAGAATAGAGTTGCTTCACAACAACTAACTGATGTAAATCTTGCAGCTGCCAGAGCAGAGAGTGGCACTACATTAAGCAGGGGTAGAATAAATAATACACCCTCTGAGGGAACATCCATGGCAAAACCAGATATTAAACAGTCAGTTTACATATCATTATACAATAAAACGTCTCAATTCTAATGAAACTACAGAATAATTTTTTAATAGAACGTTTTATTATTACTGTTAATGATGAAGCATACGCATTTGGACTCAATCAAGTTCTTTATGTCAGATATCTAGAAGACCTAGAGTCTGCATCTATACTGATGGAAGTTCAATTGACTGATACTGCATCGGGAATATTGTCAAAGTTAACGGGTCTAGAATCTGTTTTTATAGAGATTTTTGATGGAGCAAGAGCTAAAATTGGTGGATTTTTTACAATTTATAATATACAGGATCGTGTTAATGATGGTGTAACTTCAAAAGCAACCTTGATGCTCTGCACCCCAGACTTTATTAACAATGCAGCCATGAAAATTTCTAGAAAATTTGGTGATGGAGGTGGTAAAAAAATACATGAAATAGTGGTTAATGACATTTTACAAAATATCATGGGAACTGTAGTTCCTGTTGATAAAGAGAATATAGAACCAACTCTTAACAAATACTCATTTGTGTCTCCCTTTTGGTGTCCTTTTACTATCATATCATGGTTAGCTGGTAAATCCATAGCAGCAAGAGGAAGTAGTTCATCCGCAAGTGCAGGGTATGCTTTTTTTCAAAATAGAAGAGGATATAATTTTAAGTCATATGATTCATTTACAAAGGATCCAGTTACTAAAAGAATTATTGTTAATAATCTAGTTGGAGAACTAAAAGAAGATGATGAACTGGACGTTTTATCTGTAAAGAAAATGAGAGTAGTCTCAAATGTTGATGTTTTGAAAGGATTAAATATTGGTTCTTATGCTAGTAATGTAATGACTGTCGATCTTTATGATATGAAATTTACAGAAACTAAGTTTGACATCAATAAATATTACGAGGACGTTCCACGCTTAAATAAGAGTCCGAAACCATTGTACTTCAAAGATTTTAGCAAAGATACTGCTCCAACACGTATCATGTCAAAGATCGTTGACACTGCTTTGTTTTCAAAAGGAACTCACACAGAAGGTATAACAAAACAATTATCACAATCAGCACTTAGGGAAAAATTATTTTACAATAAAATTGTTGAAGTAGAATTTATAGGATATTTTGACTTAACAGTAGGTGATGTGGTACAATTAGATGTATATAAAGGTAGAGAGCAAGAACCCGACGCTCAAAACAGTGGTAAATATGTTATATCAAGAGTTGATAGAACTTTCTTTAGTAGCAATGATACGATGGGTACGAAACTCACTCTAACAACTGATAGTCCTGGTGCATAATCATGTATGAAGCAACCGCTAATTTTATAGGTAAAGATGGGTTCAATTGGTGGATTGGACAGGTAGAGAATAATGGAATAGGGTCTTATGATGTTGAGAGTAAAGAATTTGTTGAGGGAGATTACGACTGGTCTAATAAGGTAAAGGTCAGAATTGTTGGTTATCATGCTAGAAGTAGGGTTGATTTACCTACAGAAGAGTTGCCTTGGGCACAAGTTATCATGCCCCCAATATACGCACAAAGATCTGGTATTGGATCTATTCATCAACTACAAGTTAATAGTTGGGTTATTGGATTCTTTATGGATGGTGCTGCAGCACAGATACCCATTGTTATGGGAGCTTTGACTGATGAAAATCCATTAGAACCATATGGGGTAGACGTAGGAAGCGAGGAAGGATTCGCACAACTTGCAGCAAAAGAATATGATGAATTGCACCATGAGTCTACAGGAAGTGGCATACCTAACTCAGGATCTACTGTTGAGGTTAATGATGAGACGGGTCACGATCAAAAAGTAAGTAACAACAATACTTTTGAACTTATCAGAGAGGACACTAAAAGTGATAATAATAAATCTCGTCAAAATTTTATAAACGAATCTGAAGCTGGTGAACTTGCTAGTGCATCTTTAAAGGCATCAGTTATCATAGCAAATGGTAAATGTGGATCTGAAAGTTCTACAAAACTTAAAGGTCCTATAGCAGAGTTCATGAAATTTGCTAGAGGTGTAGAGAAGAATGATATAGATGAGTTCATAGACAAGATTACTGGTGATGTTGTTGATATGGACAAGGCAATCAACAAGACTGCTAACAGGATAACAAAGAAACTTAGCGGACTGACTGCCAATATCAAGGGAGTTGTTATGTCAGAGACTAACAAACTCATACAGGACAATCTTGACAAACTTAATATACCAAATCCAGACCTAGATGACAAAGTTAAAAAGGAATTGAAAGGTGTAGGTGATTTAGTATCATGTCTTTTCAAAGATTTGCTTGGTGATCTTGGTAATTTTATAAAGGGTTTGTTGGGTGATTTGGTTGAGAATTTATTGGACGCTGCTTTATGCATGATACAAGATATTCTTGGTGAGATAATGAAGCAGATAATGAGTAAAGTCAACGCTGCTTTGGGTATATTAAAAGGTATAACTGGTGCTATCAAAGGTGCTAGAGATCAAATACAAGGAATACTTAGTAAAATTGGTGATTTGTTAGATTTATTTTGTGATGGTGCATTATCATGTGCTATTGGTGCATCTTCATTTGACACTGGAGTTGGTGCTAGAAAAGAAGGTAATGAAGAGAAACAAGATCAAATCAATCAATATGCATTCCAACCACCTAATCTTGGAACTGTAATTGGTAATGGTAAACCTAAGAATGGATTTGTTCCATTTGTAGGTCCTAATGGTGTACAGAAAGCTTTTGACACTACAACTGGAGCTTTGGTGGATTTGGATAGCGATGCAGGAAAAGCATCTGGATTAACATCTAAAGATTTTGATACACGAGGACCTTTGGAGAAGTTTGAGGACATCACTTTTTACGATTCAGATGGTAACGCTGTAAGTGAAGCACTTAACTGTTCTCCTGCTAATAGAAATTTGAAACCTTGTTTCCCAGAATTGATCTGGAAGAACTTAAAGTCTACAACTCCAGTCAAAGCAATAGCAATTGTGGATGATATAGGACAAATGCTTGGCGTATTGATGAGAAAGAAAGGAAAGTCAGTAAATAGACAAGCAGAACTCAAAGCACAGTTCACATGCAATCAACCAGAAGGTAGTGGAGCAACATTTAGACCAAATATTATTGATGGTAAAGTAGACTCGGTTGAGGTTCTTACCACTGGTATTGGGTATGGATTTGATCCTGCAGATATATTCTGCCCCAAAGAACAATATGCGGTTAGAGTTTCTAAGGTTGGATTAAAGAAACATGTAAATGATGGCGATTATATCATGATGGATGATGATAGATCCGATGACATTTTGCAAGTGGTTGATGTTGATTGGGATGAAGAACATATGTTATTTGCAACGGTAAACCCATCTGAAAATTCTAAAATAGAAGTGGGTATAAAATTAAAAACAAAATCAGGACATAAATTTGTATTGAATTTCAATAAGAAGTTCCCACACCTCGTCATACCAACAGATGCGAAGGCAATATATGCTAAGTGTGGAGATTTAATACCAAGAGTAAACAAAATTAAGAACGTTAATGTTGGATCTGGATATGAAAATCCAATAATAACTATTGGTAGAGGTAAGAAGAAAAAACAAATTGGAACATACACTGTAGATTCTAAGGGTAGACTGGTAGAACCTAAACTTACAGAAACAGTTCTTGGATTTGTAAAACCAAGGGTAGAAGATGCCAAAGGAAGTGGAGGAAAAATTTCTGTAATATACGAATTCTCAGGACCTAGAGAATTAAGAGAGAGTAACATATTACCTCTTACAAGATATATTGACTGTGTGGGTCATCCAATGCTGAAGAAAAAAGCAGAAGATGAGACCACAGAACTAGTAGATTCTGGCATAAACTTAGTGGAAGATACTGGTACTATTGACCTTCAAGAACCAACAACTGTGACACCTTCAGCACCTACTGTATCTCCTCCAGTATCAACTCCTGTTAATGAGGAACCACAACAACAACAGAATACACAACAAAACCAACAAACACAACAACAAGATAATAATCAACAGAACCAAGGTGGTTATGGAGGTGGATACTAATGACAGACTCGTTTGAATTTGGAAGAGGTAGAGGTAGTGGTACTAGAGATGGATCAGGAGAGACAGATCTAGATAAGACAAGGAAAGAAGTATTTGAAGATAAGAAAAAAAATGAAGAAGAATTTCAAAATTTAGTAATTGAAAAAGCAAAAAAAGCTGCTAGTGATACTGATGGTGTAAAGAAAGGATTTTCAACTTACACAAAAGAATTCTTAGAAGAGGAGAGAGCATTTCAAGCACTAGAAAAAAGATTAGTATCAGAAGCAACTGTTCTGGAAGGTGCTGTTTATCATCATTTTAATGCAGATGGTAGTTTTGCAGGAATATCTCAAGGTGAACCATTAGAGAGCACTTTTGCAGAAAGAGCAGCTGCTTTAAAAGCTCGGAATGCAGCGAGTGGAGCGAATACTCTTAGTAAAGAACAACAAAGAGATCTTGAAAGAATAAGTAACGATCCTTCTTTGGCTAATGAGATACTTGAGAAGAGTAAAAAAGAATCTGAGCGTTTAGGTAAAAAAATTGCACAGGAAGATGGTACTTTTGACTTTAACAAGACTAAACCATTTGAAGGTGGAACTATTCAACCAAGCGAAGCACCAGAAAATAAAGTTAAATATCCATACAACTGGACTCAGGTAACTTCAGCGGGTCATAAACTAGAATTTAACAACACAGAAGAATCAGAAAGGATAAGAATCCTTAACAAAAACGGTAATCTCATTCAAATGGATGAGAAGAATGACACTTATCTAAAGTCTAAAAATGATACATATATTCTATCGGATCATAATTTAGTAATCCAAATTGGTTCAGAAGTAGGTAATGGTGATGAAGGAGATCCCGATAGAGTAGTTTTGCATGTTATCGGTAACGTTCATATGTACGTTGAAGGTGATATGCATACGGAAGTTGAGGGTAATAGGTATGATACTGTCAATGGTAATTGGCAGCAAACGTGCGGTGGAGTTATGACAACTCGTGCCGAAGAAAACTTGGCTATCACAAGTAAGAATACTATGAGGTTGACATCAAACTCATATATTAATAAAACAACATTCTTACTTAATGACTTGAGTGAAGGCGGTTCTGTTAAAGAAAACGTCAAAGGTAATTATGAAGTTAAGATTCAAAAACCAACAGCTACATTCTCAGTAAAGAGTGATGGAGATGTACGTATCCAATCAAATATGTGCCGATACGATTTTATTGGTCGTAATTATATGACCGAAGTACGAGGGAAGGTTAGAACACAAGTCGAGGGTAATGACCTTGAGTGTATTAACGGTGGAGCATTTGAAGGTATGGTAAACATTGCACCCTTTCCAAATTCTAGTTATGATATAACTGTAACAGGCAATACATCATTGTCAAACTCAGGCAACTATAATATATCAGCGGGTGGCAATGTAAACATTGCAGGAACCGAGATATACTTGAATTGAATGTAGATTTCAAAGAGTAACATGACTCAACACCACATGTCAGTAACCAAGCAAGAAGCAGAATTTCTTAAGAGCATTCTTGCAAAGCATTTAGACGATTACGTCGAAGAACTAGTAAGAGAAGATAAAACAGAACAT